ACATGCTCCCTCAGTTTCATCTTCTCGTCTGAATAACGCCAATCAGTCAGGGTATCCATCGTCATCGTTGAAAACTTCGTCGTAGCTTGAGGGTGGTGATGAAAAACTCTGGGAGTGATCTACATATGCGTCCTTGTCCGAAAAGACTTCAGACTCTAACGCATCTACCAAGAGTTTGAGATTGCGAACAATTAGTTTGAGTTTGTCTCTTTCCATAGAAGATCCACGCTTCTACAATTATAGACAAAAAAAGGAGGGGCGTCAACCCCTCCCAGTGTTAGTACACGTGATTCACTTTTGGTAAACGTGTCCGCGATAGCAGAATGTACCGTGGACATCTTTACGCTCTGCACAATTTACATTGTACTCAACACCACGATAAGCGGTGTGATTGATCTGTGCGTCGTGCAGTGCAGATGCTTTGTTGATCTGCTTACGAATGAGATTTAAGGTGTTCATGATTGACTCCTAAAGTAGTTGGATTTTTAGGCCCGTTCCTTTAGTCGTTTGCGTCCCAGTAATGACTACACTCAGGTACAGATTCCTTTACGGTCTCTACCAGTTCTACCACAATTTTAGGTGATAGTTCTGATTTGTTTGCTTTGATTCTGAGCATTAATGCATCAGCATCAGCGCACATCATACCGGAGTATAAAAGTAATTCAATCATGGGATGAACGCTCCGTTCCGCGACTTACTTGCGTCCCCTAGGGGATGAACGACAGGTCCATTATAGACCTCATGCCTTATTTAGTCAAGCACCTTTGTATAATGTGTTACACAAACATTCCTTTCTGGTTCATGAAGTTCATGGTCTCTTTCAAAGTACCTCTGAACATACCGATAGAGATCATGGGATACTCTACCTCATCACCAAACTCATCTCTAAATTG